ACTTATTTCAAAGAAATGAAAATATGAGCAAAAGAGAAAACATAGCTGGTGATATAATTACAAAACTTGATGCCGTTACAAGTCCTATTGAGTTTAAAAAAATTACTAGAGAACCTTTTGAAGTAGAAGAACTTTCAGATGCACAGTTTCCAGCTTTATTTGTGCAATCAGGAGATGAAACAAGAGAAGTTTCAAGTATAGGTGATACTGGTGCTGGAAGTTATAGAGGAAGTATAGATTTTTTAATTGTAGCTTTTGGAAAAGGTACAGATAGCAATATAGATACAGTAAGAAACCAATTAATAGAAGTAGTTGAAGAAACACTAGATAATGATATAACTAGAAATGGAAATGCTTTAGATACCCAGATAGTTGAAGCATCAACAGATGAGGGAACTATATACCCTTATGGTGGTGTTAGAATAACTGCTAGAGTAATTTATGAATTTACAAGAGGGAGTGCATAATGGCAAAACAAGTAACTATGAAGAAAGGCGAAGATATTATTAAATGTTCTGAAGATCACATAGAGCATTTTGAAAGCAACGGATATACCTTAGAAGGGCAAAAAAAAGTTGTTAAAAAAAGTGAAAAAGTGGTAAAACAAGAAGATAACAAAAAATAGCCAAATAACAAAAAAGGAGGTTTGAATGGCAACACATCATGGAAAAGAAGGAGTTGTAACCATAGGAGGTACAACACTTGGAAATGCTACTGGATTTACAGTAGACACTACACACGATACAGTTGAAGATACTGCATTAGGAAATTCAATGAAATCATTTCTAGTTGGTAGAGGTACTTTTACTGCTAGTATAGATATGAACTTTGACGAAACTGATAGTGGTCAAACAACTATGGTACAAGGTGCAGAACTAACATTTGCATTTTTACCAGAGGGCAATGAATCTGGTGATAGAAAATTTTCTGGAACTGGTATTGTAACTGGAATGTCAGTAGGTGTTACTTTAGATGGTGTTACTACTAGAACTGTATCAATTCAGGGTACTGGTGGTCTAACTATCGGAACTGTTTAATTAATTTATGACTGACAATAAAATTGATTATTTTGATGGTATTAGAGATCATTTTAGCACATTAGATACTAAAATTATTGAAGTTCCAGAGTGGGGTTTAGTTGGCGATAAAGCTATTCATTGTAAACCATTTAATATGTTAGAAAAGCAAAAGATTTTCAAAGGTGCAAGTAATACAGATTTATTAGTTTTGATTGATGTTATTATTGAAAAATCTTTAACAGCAGATGGAAAAAAAATGTTTAATGGTCAAGATGTATTAGGTTTTAAAACAAAAGCAGATACAAACATTATAGCAGAGGTTGCTACTAAAATAATGGGTACGGAAAACAAAGATATAGAGGACAATAAAAAAAACTAAAAAATAATGTTGAGTTGCATAATATCTTTGGGTTAGCAGAAAAACTACATAAAACAGTCGCCGAAATTTTAGAAATGTCAGTTGATGAATTTTATTTATGGATCGCATATTTTGAGATTCAAAACGAAGAAAGAGAAAGACAAGAACGATTAGAAAGGGCAAGGCGATAAGTGGCAACTAAACAAGTTAATATAGACATTATAGCTAAAGATAAGACCAGACAAGCTATGAAATCTGCTACTGCTGGTATAAATAGAGTAAAAGATTCTGTTTTTAACTTACGCAATGCCTTACTGGGTTTAGGTGCTGGTTTTGTAGCTAAAGGTTTCCTAGATACTGCAAGACAAGTGGAAGGACTCAGAGTTAGATTTAAATTTTTATTTGATGATGTAAGAGAAGGTGAAAAAGCATTTAAAGGTTTATTAAAGTTTGCTAGTGAAGTTCCTTTTCAATTAACAGAAATTCAAAGAGGTTCAGCAAATCTTGCAGTAGTTTCAAAAGATGCTGAAGAATTAAATGAAATATTGCGTATAACTGGTGATATTGCATCTGCATCTGGATTAGATTTTGAAACAACTGCTCAACAACTACAAAGAGTATTTTCTGCTGGTATAAACTCTGCTGAACTTTTTAATGAAAGAGGAATTAGTTTAATGTTGGGTTTTGAAAAAGGAGTTTCAGTAAGTGCAGAAAAATCCAAAGAACGCATAATTACAGCATTTAGAGAAGCAACAACCTCAATGGCTGGTGCAAGTAAAGAAATGGCTAAAACATTTGATGGAACTATCTCAATGATTAGTGATGGATTTACTAGATTTCAATTAGCAGTCATGGATTCATCTCCCTTTGTGGCATTAAAAACAGTTGCTCAACAAACTGTAAAAAGTATGAATGATAACTTTGGAAGCATAGAAAAATTTGCAGAAAAAGTAGGGCAAACTATTGTAAGTGTTACAGCTAAAGTATTATTATTTGGTGCTAGTGTCATAGACCAGTTCGGTGGTGTTTTTAAATTTATAGGATTATCAATAGCAAATTTAGTTAATTTTGTTAGGGGTTTACCACCACCTATGGACACTTTAGGGGTTATTGGTTTTATGATGTTAGGTGGTAAAGGAAAAGCTGGAGTATTATTAATAGCTGGTTTTATTGATGATATTAGAAATAGATTAGGATTGTTTTTAGAAGATTTTGCTAATTTTAACCAAAGTATTTTAGAAACTAGAAAAAGACTTAGATTAGTGGGTGAAGAAGGTTTTGCTAAAATAAGTGAAGAAAATAAAAATCTTTTAGAAAGTGCTAAAGAATTACAAACACCTTATAGAGAACTTGCTGAAACTATAGATGAAGCTGGTAATTCAGGTATGATAGTTTTTGAGGAACTACAACTTCAAATAGAAAAATCAAAAGTTAAAACTGGAGGGTTAACAGAAGCATTAATTGAACAATTTAGAATATTAGAAGAAGCATTAGCTAAACATAGAGAAATGCGAGAAAAAGCTGATGAAGATAGTTCTATAAAAAAAGAAATAGAAGAAGTAGGAATGTTAAAAAAAGCATATGATGAATTTACTGGTGGTTTTATGGACGCTGTTAATGCTCAAAAAACTGGTTTTCAACAAATAAGAGATATAGGCTCACAAACTTTTGGAAAATTAAAAAGCACATTAACTGATTTTGTTATGACTGGAAAAGCTAATTTTGGTGATTTAGCAAAATTTGTAGTAAGAAGTTTTTTAGAAATGTTAATAGGTCAAGCAGTTAAAATGGCTTTTGCTAAATCTTTAGCACTTTTTAAAGCAAATCAAATAGCAAAAGCTACAATGAGTGCTATAACAAGTGCTGTAAACACTTTAACAAGTATGCCATTTCCATTAAATGTTGCTCTGGGAGCAAGTGCATTAGCCTTCGCTATGGGTTTTGTAAATAAAATAAAAGCATTTGAAAAAGGTGGTAGACCTCCAGTAGGAAGACCAAGTTTAGTTGGTGAAAAGGGTGCTGAATTATTTGTTCCTGATCAAGCTGGAACTATTGTGCCAAATGAAAAGTTAGGAATGGGTAAATCAGTAACAGTAAATTTTAATATCAATACAGTAGATGCTAGAGGATTTGATGAGTTATTAGTAAATAGCAGAGGTACATTAGTTAACCTAATTAATAGTGCTGTAAATGAAAAAGGAAGAATGGCTATTATATGAGTGGAACATTACCAAATACAAATTTTACAGCGATTAATTTACAAAGCAATCAAAAGACTTTATTTTCTGAAACAGATAGTGGGAAATCGTTTAGACGACAAGTACAAGGTCAAAGGTTTAGTTTTACAGTAAGTTATCCACCCATGAAAAGATCAGATTTTGCACCCATCATGGCATTTATAATTAAACAGAGATCAAGAAAAGAAGATTTTACAATAACTATGCCTAGTTACCTAAATGCTCAAGGAAATGAAACTGGAACTCTTTTAGTGAATGGCTCTCATAGTGCTACAGATACAACAATAGCAATAGATGGATTTGCTGGAGATGGTGCTGGTAGATTAAAAGCTGGAGATTTATTAAAGTTTGCACATGACAAAGTTTATATGGTTATAGATGATGTAACCAGTTCTAGTAATTCAGCTACAGTTACAATAGAACCACCATTAAGAACTGCATTATCTGATAATAGTGCAGTTACTTATGATTCAGTTCCTTTTAAAGTACATTTAACAAGTGATGTTCAAGAGTTTGCAACAACAGAAAATGATAAAGATGGTAATTTATTATTTACATACGAGTTTGATGTTATAGAGAGTTTATAATGGCTAGAGGTTTAACAAGTGCAGTAAAAACCGAACTAGCAACTGGTAACATAGAACCAGTTTTATTGATAGAAATAGGTTTTGGAACGCCAGTATATTTAACAGATGCAAGTTTTGATATAACATCAAGTGTATCAGGAAGTTCAAGAACATATTTATCAAATGGTCATTTAAAAAGCATTACAGATATAAGTGAAACAAATGTGCCTACTAAAAACACTTTGAGTATAAGTTTATCTGGTGTAGACCAAACTTATATAAGTGTAGCATTAAATGAAAATATTATTAATGATGAGGTATATATTTACAGAGGTTTTTTAAACAGTAGTTTGTCTTTAATATCTGATCCTTTTTTGTCTTTTTTTGGAACAATAGATGAATATAACATTAAAGATGATACAAACACAGCTACTATCACTTTAAATGTTACTTCACATTGGGGAAACTTTAGTAAAATAAACGGAAGAACAACAACAGATAATTCACAACAAAAAATATTTAGTGGCGATAAGGGAATGGAGTTCTCTGCTTTAACTGTTAAAGATATAAAATGGGGTAGAGTGTAAATGGGTTTATTTAAGTCTATAGGTAGAATTTTTAAACCAGTAACTGACTTTGTAGGTGATTTAGTTGGAGATGTTATAGGTTGGTTATCACCTGAACCTGAAATACCTGATTTTGGACAAGATTTTTCAGATGAAAATAACAGAGGAGTATTAGTTAATAAATTTAATGCTAATGCACATATACCAGTAGTTTATGGTACAAGAAAAGTTGGTGGTAATGTTGTATTCCTAGAAACTTCAGGAACAGATAATCAATATTTATATATGGCTATAGTATTAAGTGAGGGAGAAGTAAATGACATAACAGCTATATTTATAAATGATAATCAAGTTACTTGGTCAGGAGATATTGCAGATAATACGCAAATAACTGTGGGAAGTGGAGATGCTAATTTTTTTAGTGGATCAAGTTTAATCACTTGTGAACCTCATTTTGGAAGTGATAGTCAAAGTGCATCTTCATTATTATCTACTTTGAGTTCATGGACTTCAAACCACAGATTAAGAGGTTTATGCTATTTAGCTATCAGGTTTGAATGGAATCAAGACAAGTTTGGTTCATTACCTACAGTTCAAGCAGTAGTAGAAGGAAAAAAAGTTTATAATCCAAACTTAGATAGTACTGTTACTGGTGGAAGTGGTAGCCATAGAGCAGATACAAGTTCAACATGGGAATATTCAGACAATCCTATTTTGCAACTATTAGATTATTTAAGAAACGATAGGTTTGGAATGGGTATTGCTAACAGTTATTTTGATAGTAACTTTGCAGATTGGCAAACTGCCACAGATGTTTGTGATGCAAATATTACCCCTTATAGTGGAGCAAGTCAGATAGATTTAATGGATAGCCATGCAGTTGTAGATACATCAAAAAAGGCTATAGATAATGTAAAAAACTTCATTAGGGGTGCTAGAGCCTATTTAAACTTCTCTGGTGGCATTTATAATGTATTAGTTGAAACAAGTGGGTCAGCATCAATAACATTAACAGAGGACAATATTATTGGGGGTATATCAGTAAAAAGTAAAAACAAAAACTCAAGATATAATAGAGTAATAGTTAATTTTACAAATCCTGATAAAAATTTTCAATCAGATACAGCACAATTTCCACCAGTAGACGAAACTGGTTTAGCTAGTGCAGATCAACACGCTACTATGAAAACAGCAGATGGAGGATTATTGTTAGAAGGTAGGTTTGATTTCACTATGCTCACAAGTCCATATCAAGCTCAAGAGATGGCAGAAATTATTTTAAGGAGGTCAAGGTCAAGTTTAGATATTAGCCTTATTGCTGACGCAACTGCGTTGGATTTAGCAGTAGGAGATATAGTAAACATAACTCATGCTACACCAAGTTTTTCAGCTAAACCATTCAGAGTGCAAGGAATGAATGTTAATAATGATTATTCTATAACACTACAATGCTCAGAACATCAAGACAGTTTTTACACTTTTGGCACACAGCAAGAGGTTGCAAGTATTCCTAATACTACTTTGCCTAATCCTTTTGTTATACAACCTCCAGCAAGTGTAACTTTATCAGATCAACTAATAGAATATAATGATGGAACTGTTATTGTAGCTTTAGATATAACTATAGGAGCATCTCCTGATAATTTTATAGATTTTTACCAAGTAGAATATAAACTAAGTACTGATTCAGATTTTATTATTTATGCTCAAGGCTCTGGATTAAATCATAGGGTTTTAAATGTTATAGACCAGCAAACTTATGATGTAAGAGTAAAAGCTGTAAATAGTGCTGGAGTATCTTCAACTTTTGTATCTGCTCAAAGAAAGATTATAGGAGCAATAGCACCACCTTCAGATGTAACAGACTTTTCTTGTAATGTAGCTGGTCAAGAAGCACACTTATCATGGGAAGCTGTAACAGATTTAGATTTAGCTTTTTATAATTTAAGGTTCTCTGAAGAAACTGACGGAACTGCTGACTGGCAAAACTCCGTAGCATTAGTTGAAAAAATATCAAGACCAGCAACTTCAATATCTGTACCAGTAAGGCAAGGAACATATTTAATTAAAGCAGTTGATAAACTTGGGAACTTTAGTTCTAATGCTACTGCTATAATATCAAATGTTACAAGTGCAATAAATTTTAATAACATAACTACACAATCAGAACACCCTACCTTTGGGGGAACATTTACTAATACAATACTAATAGATGATGCTATAGAATTAGATAGTACAGAACTATTTGATTCTGCTAGTGGAAATTTTGATGATGATACGGATAGATTTTTTGACCAAGGTGCAAGTAACTTTGATTTTGTATCTACTGGAAACTATGAATTTGCAAATGTAATTGATATAGGAGCAAAGCATACTGTAAGAATAACTGCATCAATGACACAAACTTCTGATAACCCAGACGATTTATTTGATAATAGGAGTGGCAACTTTGATGATGCTAGTTCTAATTTTGATGGTGACACCCCAGCTAATTGTAATGCTCATCTTGAAATAGCAACAAGTGACGATAATACAACATTTACAGATTTTAGAGGTTTTGTTATTGGCGAATATGAAGCAAGATTTTTTAAATTTAGAGTTGTATTAATTTCTAGAGATAATGCTTCAACACCAGTAGTATCACAAGTAACTGTAACTCTTGACATGCAAGACAGAATATTTAGTGGTAATGATATAGTTTCTGGTACAAGTACAAAATCAATTACATTTACAAAACCATTTAAAACTGTTAATTATGCTGTAGGAGTTACAGCACAAGGAATGGCAACTGGAGATTTTTTTACTGTAAGTAACAAGGCAATAACTGGTTTTGATGTAGCATTTTTCAATAGTTCTAATGCTGGTGTATCAAAAACATTTGATTTTATTGCAAAAGGATTTTAAAAGGAGTATAAATAATTATGGCACAACACGATATGAATATAGCAAATCAATCATTTCCTAGTTTTAGGAGTGATTTAAATAATGCTCTGGGTGCTTTAAACTCAATGCATAGTGGCACTTCAAGACCAAGTGGTGCAACAACTGGAACATTATGGTTAGACACAACAAATGCTGGTTCTAATTCTTTAGAACTTAAATTTTTTGATGGTTCAGATGATATTTCATTTGCAACTGTAGATACATCTGCAAACACTATTAATTTTATAGATAGTACTAGCCAATCAGATTTAGTAAACGATACAACACCACAGTTAGGGGGTGATTTAGATACTAATAGCAGAAATATTCAATTTGATGATGCACACGGAATAAATGATGATGATGGAAACGAATTAATAGTCTTTCAAAAGACTGCATCGGCAGTTAATCAGTTTGACATAACAAACTCTGCAACTGGTAATCCACCAAAGTTAGAAGCAACTGGGGGTGATAGTAATATTGATTTAGACCTAGAAGCTAAAGGAACTGGTCATGTGACTATAAGAGGAAACACTAATGCTGGTGCAATCCAGTTCAACTGCGAAAGCAACTCACATGGACAAATAGTAAAATCACAACCACACTCTGCATCAGTTACTAATGAATTACTTTTACCAGACGGAGCAAACTCTACTTTGGTTTCTTTAGTATCTACTGGAACATTAAGCAATAAAGTAAATATTCCAAAAACAGAAACAGCAACTATTTCAACTAGCAAAGTTTTAGATTTTGACAGTTCACAAAATTTTATACTTACTTTAGGTTCTGGTGCTAACACACTTGCCGAGCCTAGTACAGAAGCATCTAACGTGGGTCAAACTGGTATTATAGTATTTATACAGCCTTCAAGTGGAAGTGCTGGAACAGTTAGTTTACATGGTGATTATGAAACTGTAGGTGGTGCTGGTTTAACTTTATCAAGTGCAAATTCAGCTTATGATGTCGTTGCATATCTTATCAAAGCTGATAATAGTATTCTTTTATCGACACCTCAACTGGCTTTTAGTTAATGGTAGCAAATGAAAAATGGTTTACTGGTGCTGGAGCATCTGCTGGATTTTATGACCATCAGATAGAACAGTCACTTTTAATTCCTAGATCAACAACAGCAAAATTAAGTAGAACTTTAGGAACACCCACTAATCAATATAAGATGACTTTTAGTGCATGGATAAAAAGAGCATTTATAGGTAATACAAATCTTTGTATGATATTGAATACTGTAGATGGTGGTTCAGGTGTTAATACAGCATTTGATTATTCTGTTGATGACAAACTAGGTATTGCAGTTTCAGGTTCGTATGATGGAGATACTTCTGCATCTACTTTAGACCCAGTTTTTAGAGATGTATCTGCATTTATGCACTTGGTTATAGCGTATGATACTACTGATGGAACATCTACAAATAGAGTAAAAGTATATCAAAATGGAACTCAACTGACTGGATATACAACAACAGTATCACAAAATACGACTGTAGCTTATAATAAAAATGGACTCACGCTTAATTTAGGTGGTCATGTGAGTGCTAGTTATTCTTTAGGTGGATACATAGCAGAGGTAGTCATAATAGATGGGCAACAACTTGCACCAACTTCTTTTGCAGAAGAAAGCAATGGGGTCTGGAAGCCCATCTCTGTAAGTGGTCTCACCTTCGGAAATAATGGAGCTTACCTTAAATTTGTATCTGGAGCTATTGGCACAGACAGTAGTGGAAACGGAAATACATTTAGTACAAGTGGCTTAACTGACACAAACGTTGTGTTAGATAGTCCAACATTTGGGAGTTAAATAGAATGGCATCTTCAGGAAATTTTGCAACTTTATTAAATGGTTTACTATATCAGGTAGGTACGAATACAACATATAGTCTTGGGAATTTAAAATACCAATCAAGTACATCAGGTGAGTATTCTTTACAAGCAAGTACATTAGCACCTAGTAGTGGTAAATGGTATGCTGAAATGTATGTTAATACAGTAGGAAATCTTAATTTTTTATGTTTAGTAGGAGATGTAGGTGTTTCTGATACCACAAATAGAGACGCTTATCCAAATAGGACATCTAATGGAGGTATGGGTTATGCTCAAACTGGATTTGTAAGATTTAATAATTCAGATACTTCTAGTGGTTATTCTACTTATACAACTGGAGATATAATACAGATAGCTTTTGATATTGATAATACGAAAGTATGGTTTGGTAAAAATAACACTTGGCAAAATTCAGGAGACCCAGCTAATGGTACTAATGCTTCATATACAAATTGGACTACTACTTATGGTACACTACCCAGACATTGGCATGTTGCAGGAAATATAGGAAATACTGGAGCAAATACTTTTAATTTTGGTGGTGACAGCTCTTTCGGAGGGGCAAAAACAAGTGGCTCTGCAAACGCAAGCGACTCAAATTCAGTGGGGAATTTCTTTTATACACCTCCTAATAACTTTCTTGCCCTATCAAGTTCTAACTTACCTTTATCAGATGACATAGACCCAGCACAGACTGATGATGATTATCCTAGTAAACAATTTGGTGTGGTTACTTATACTGGTAATGGTGGTGCTTCTCAAAGTATAACAGGATTAGGATTTCAACCAGACCTTGTGTGGCTCAAACAAAGAAGTGCTAGTGAATTATATTCAAATAATTTAATAGATAGCACTAGAGGTAGGTCAAAAACTCTTTATTCTTCACGAGCAGATGCAGAAGCAACATCAGCTTCAGATAGAGATTTTGGAACTTTTGATAGTGATGGTTTTACTGTTTTAGACGATTATAACACAAATATGAATCAAAGTTCTATAACAAATGTAGCATGGTGTTGGAGAGCTGGGGGAGGGGTAACCTCATCAAACACAGATGGTTCAATAACTACTACAGTACAAAGTTCTACTTCTGGAGGTTTTTCTATATCTAAATATACATCCAATGGTAGTGGACAAACTTTTGGACATGGATTAGGAGCAACACCAGATTGGTTTATAATTAAAAAAATAGATAACCAAGCTAGAAATTGGATGAGTTGGCATAAAGATGTATCTACAACTACAACTGGATACTTTAGATTTAATACAGATAACGCAGAAGAAAATGATACTCTTTGGAATAATACTGCTCCTACGAGTTCTGTTATATCTGTGCAAAAAGATACAACAGAAGTAAATAGTCCTTCAGGAGATAGTTATATTTGTTATGCGTGGAGAGGAATTGAAGGCTTTAGTAAATTTGGAAAATATACTGGAAATGGTAATGCTGATGGACCATTTGTTTATACAGGGTTCAGACCTCGTTTGATATTTGTGAAACTAAGAAATAGTGCAGGTGATTGGTGGATACAAGATACTGCAAGAAGTACATTTAATCCTTTAAGTAAATATATTGCTTGGAATAGGAATGATGCAGAAGCAACTGGTATTGATGTTGATTTTTTAAGTAATGGTTTTAAAATTCGTACTTCAAGTGGTGATTTTAATAGTAGTGGTGCTACTATTCTCTATGGAGCATGGGGTGATGTGCCGACAAAGTACGGAAATACATTTTGATAATTTTAGGAGGTGAAATAATATGTGGGCTTATATAAAGGATAACAAGATACAGGAACTTATTAGGTTTCCTAAACCAATGGTGATAGATGGTGTAAAGCATCCAAGACAAATCTTTACTGCATGGACTGCTGCGGAAAAAAAAGCTATAGGAATACTACCAGTAACTTCCGGTACTAAACTTGATGATAGGTTCTACATATCTAATAATGAAACCTATGCAATAGCAAGCGATGGTAACTCTGTAGTTGGAACAATAACAAAAGCAAAAAACAAATCACTTACAGATACGAATGAAGTTAATGAAGATGGATCTAAAATGCTTGATGAAAAAGGAAATCAAGTTGTAACTCCGGGGCTGCGAACTATAGCAAAACAAAAAGCAGATACAACAGCTTATAGTATGTTAAGTAGATTTAGTTGGTTAGTAGAAAGAAAGATTACAGCAGATGTTGCAATACCTTCTGAAGTGACAACCTTTATGAAGAGTGTCAGAGATGCACATAAATCAATATGCGATGCAATAGATGCGTGCAATTCAATGACTAAATTTATTGCAATTCATACTGATGAATATAATGAAGATGGATCTTTAAAGACGATTGCTAAAATACACGACTGGCCAGATGATTACGATGTTAAGAGCTACTACAGATGACTATTGAACCTATATTTATATGGAGTGGATTACTCTCAGTTATTATAGGGATGCTCTCTTATATGTTTACCATGTTGGTGCGAAAAGTTCAGGAGCTACAAGAACGACTGGTAAATACCAGAGAAAGTTATGCAACCAAAGTAGAGTTAAAAGATATGAAGCAAGACTTTCATCAAGACATAAAGCAAATATTAGATCAGCTTAAAACATTAAACGAAAAGATAGATAACCTGAAAATACAACATTAAAAAGCAGGTACTAAACTACCTCAAGAATCATCCTGAGCCATTTAAACGGCTCGTAATTTTACACATTATAGGCATAAAATGATAGATCCAATATCAGCATTAGGAATTGCTACGGCTGCATTTAATACAGTTAAAAAAGGTTTTGAAGTAGGCAAGGATTTAGAGTCTATGTATGGAGATGTGGGAAGATGGATGGGAGCTGTCTCTGATATAAACGAAGCAGAAAGACAATCAAAAAATCCACCTATATTTAAAAAAATATTTGTTGGAGCAAGCGTTGAGGAAGAAGCACTAAATGCTTTTGCAGCTAAAAAAAAAGCACAAGCTATGGAAACAGAGTTAAGAAATTTTATTAATCTTACTCATGGCCCTAATGCTTGGAATGAATTATTGCAGATGCAAGGTAAAATAAGAAAACAAAGACAGGAGATGATTTATAAACAGCAAGAAAAAAAAAGAAAAATTATGGAGTATTCTTTTATAGCTGTGTTTGGTCTTGTATCTGTTTATTTGTTTTATTTATTTGTTGCTTATCTGTTAACTATAAAAACAGCAAAGTCGCATGACTGTTTAAATTTTCATCCAGAAGCTATGGTAAAATATTATTTTATATGCGTTAATGAGGGGCCGGGTATTGCTCAAGCCGAAAAAGAAAAAGACGAAAAACATTTAGATAACACAACAATAACAGTAGAGGATTAATATGCTACAAGCATTACTAGGGCCAATAGGAAATATTGCCACAACATTTTTAAAGAACAGAGCAGAGAAAGCAAAAGCAAAACAAAAGCTAGCAGTTGCAAAAATAGAAGCTGCAACAAAGAAAGTACAGAGTGATGCGAACTGGGAAGAAAAAGCTATGGATGCTTCCGCTACTAGTTGGAAGGATGAACTCTGGACTTTGCTCTTTTGCGGAATAATAATTGCGTGCTTCATACCGGCCTGCCAGCCATATTTATCTGATGGTTTTAAATTTTTAAGAGAGGATTGCCCTGATTGGCTATCTTGGGGTATATTAGCAAGTATAGGTGCTAGTTTTGGATTAAAGTCCATAGGCCAATTTAAAAAGTAAAGGAGCAATCATGATTAAAGAATTATTGGAAGTTATTAAGAAAGAAGAAGGCAGTAAGATGAAAGATGGTAAACACATACCATATCGATGCAGCGAAAATAAACTTACTTTGGGATATGGATTGCTCATAGATCCAGAAGTTCCCGGAGCTGGTATTACAGAAGCACAAGCAGAGATGTTATTAGAAACTTCTGTTAATCAATTCTTAGTAGAACTGCACAGTAAATTACCTTGGTACAAAGAACAACCAGATCCAATCAAGATAGCATTGGCAAATATGGCATACCAGTTAGGTGTACCAAAGTTATTACAGTTTAAAAAAACATTAGATCATATCGAACATGGAAGGTATGCAATGGCAGCAGCAGAGTGTAAAAACTCTAAATGGTTTCAGCAAACTCCAAACAGAGCAGAGAGAGTAGCTGAAGTTTTTAATAATTTTAGCAAAGGAGAATAAGATGCCCGGTTACATGAAAAAAAAAGCAGGAATGAAAAAAACTAAAAAGACTGCAATGAAAAAAGCAGGAACTAAAAAAATGAAAATGAAAACAAGTAGAAATAAAAGGTCTATGTACTAATGAAGAAACAACTTACAGATAGACAAAAGGCCACACTTAAAAGACATAGCAAACATCATACTGCAAAACACATGACAGAGATGCGTAAGCTAATGCGAGGTGGTAAGACTTTTACTCAATCACATAAAATAGCAATGAAGAAAGTGGGGAAATAATGCCATTTAGTAAATACAGTCCAAAACAAAAAAAGTTAGCAAGAGTTGCTAGTCCTAGAAATAAAATTACAGGCGCAGACTTTGCAAAACTAAGAAAAAAAAAGGGAGTAAAAAATGGCAGTAAGAAAATCCGCAAAGCGTAAGTTTGCTAAAGTACCAAAAACTAAAGGTGGTGTACCAAAGAAATATGTAGCAGGTGCAAAGAACCCCAAAGCAAGAGAAAGAGAGATCAAAAGGACTGCAAGATTATATAGGCTTGGCAAGCTAACGCCTGCAATGATGGATAGAATAAGCAAACAAAGGAGTAAAGGATAATGTCTAAATATGGAAGCATACCCGGTTCAGGAAGGTTCTCTAAATCTACACTTGATAAAGTATATAAGCGAGGATTAGGTGCATACTATAGTTCAGGATCAAGACCAAAAACTTCTGCACACGCTTGGGCTATGGGGCGTGTAAAATCTTTTGTTTCTGGTAAAGGTGGTGCAAGAAAAGCAGATAAAGATTTAATTAGAAAGAAGTCCTAATGCCTGATAAACAACCACCCAAAACTAAAAAGTATTTTCGATCTACCAAGTCTGGTGCAGGTATGACCAAAGCAGGTGTAGCTAGATACAGAAGAGAAAACCCCGGATCTAAATTACAGACTGCTGTTACAGGTAAAGTAAAGCCGGGAAGTAAAGCTGCTAAAAGAAGGAAGTCTTTTTGTGCTAGAAGTGCAGGGCAGATGAAGAAGTTTCCAAAGGCAGCAAAGAACCCTAACTCACGTTTAAGACAAGCAAGAAGGAGATGGAAATGTTAATTGTAAACAAAATAAAAAACCTATTAATTACAATAAAAAAAAGATTAGTGGGTAAGCTATGCGAGTGTAAAGACAAAGTGATTCCCAAGAAAAGTAAAAGAGGTAGACCTAAAAAGTCTGGTTAATCTTGGTGTACTTTTGGTGTACTTTTGGTGTACTACTCCATCATATTAGTATGGGATTCTAGTGTATTCTAAGACATACAAAACATACGCAAAGCCTTATAAACTGGGACTTTTTATGGTTATATTTAACGGGTTCGATTCCCGTTGGGGACGCCAGCTTTTCTGCACCTTTCAGAGTGCTTGGTGTACTTTTGGTGTACTTTTTACACGGGTAACTTGACCATATCTGCCAATAATATATACTCTTATTATAAATTAATAGGAGGTCTGAATGTTAAAAATTAGAAAAAGAACTGATCGTAATACTTACGAAGTCTTACTTCGTAAAATTGGCGGAACTAGGAAGTCTTTTAACACTTATAAATTAGCACAAGATTATGCTAAAATAACTTGGGATCAATATCTAAAAGATCAGTTTATACCAACTACTGTTTCTGGTTATAAAGGGGTTAAGGAATGGTATGAATTTCAAAAAACAAGACATCAGCAAGGAGAGTTTCTAAGACAGGAGTTAAGACACAAAGAAAACATATCAGAAAAATTTGTTAAAATTATAGTGCAAGGTAAAACTATAGGGCAATGGGATTTAGATAAACTTGTTACTCATCCAAGAAGTCCTGCTTCTATATCGCAAGAAATAATATCTCAAATATTGTTAATGGATATATCACATAAGACAATGAAGCAGTTGTACTATTCTTTCAAAAATATATTTACTTTTTTTCATGAGAGAAAGTGGACACATGAGAACGCAATAGGTTCTACAATGTTTCCAAAACAAAAACATGGAGCAGAGGATAACAAAGCTCTTCGTATATCAAAAGAAAATATAGAGAAGATAATTAGTCATGCTAAACCAGAATATAAACTTGTAATAAAGTTTGCTGCATTTACTGGTTTAAGACAAGGCGAGTTAAGAGAGTTGCGTTGGAAAGATATAAACTTTGATAACAACACAATTACTGTATCAAGAAGTATACAACTGTTTGGAACTATTGGACATACAAAAACTAAGAATGGTCAGAGAATAGTACCCCTCATTCCTAGTATAGCTCAGGATCTTAAAGAACTGCGTATGGCTAGTGGTAGACCAGAAGATGATGCGTTAGTATTTGTTGGTAAAGATGATAAAAGAATATATGGGCAAACCCTTAGAGATAATTTAGATACTGCTTGTTTACTTGGTAAGGTAGCTAGAATAAAATGGCATGACCTTAGACACTTTTATGCTTCTATACTTTTACAAACATACGGAGATGACTTACACAAAGTAACTAGTTTTATGGGGCATGGTTCTATAGAGATGACTAGAAAAGTGTATGGTCATTGGTTAGATGACAAGAAGCGTAATGCAGAAGATGCAGCAAAACTTGATGCAGCATTTACTCTGTAAAATCATTCTTAGTATATTCAAAGTCTTTATAAAAATCATCATAGTTGATAGCCTTGCTCAGAAACATCTGGGCAAGGTTTAACAACTGTTCTTTATCAACAGGCTTATTATAAAGCTCGTTACCTATAAGAATACTAATCTCTGTTTCTGTTGCCCATATCAGTATGCGTTCCTTTGAACTTGTCAATTTCTGCTCTGGGTATATGCCATCTTCCACCATTGCCAATCTTATATCCTTTTATAAAACCTGCATTAATAAAGTACCTTAATCTTTTCCTGTTAGTCTCATTAATCTCTTCACCCCATAATTCTTTAATGGCTTCTGCTGAGTTTAATAATGCTTTACGGGAGTAGTCCATTTGTATCTACCTTTTTTTCTGTTGTTTCTTTAGGTGTATTTACAAACAAATTAAAACTAGCAATCTTTGTTGTGTTATATCCTTCACCAGTTCTTTTCTGTATGACTACATTTATCTTAGAGTTATTAGCATCAGAAAAATACTCCATCATCCTTTTTGCTAAATCCTCGTCAGTAACATTTAACCAACAGCTTGCTGTTACATGATCATTAACAGTCATATTACTTACAATCTTAATTTTACTATTTCCAAACTCTGGTCTACTCATTCTGCACATCCTTTCATTTTTATTGTGATAAATTGTTTTAGAACTTCGTAACTATCTGCATCTTCATTTTTATATTCCACTAAGTATTCATTATTAGCAGCAAGCCATTTTTGAAACTCTGCAACAAATTTATACTTGCCTAGTGTTTTCATATTTATATCTCTCCACGCTTCCCAATTCTCTCTGGGGTGAAAAGAAGAATCTTCTATTGGGTGAACATCTCTTGCTTCTTGAATATCAGGAAAATGTTTTTTAGTTTTTTCTACAACTTTTTTTGTAGGTACTTTTTCTTGTTGTTGTACTGCACCCATCATCTCTTCTGCTGATGCATATTCACCGCCATGCAATCCTATACTAGATAAAGCTCTACCTATTGCAGAACTCTCACATACTTCTACAGCAGATGTTTTTGTAATGTGTGATGATGCTCTTACTTCTTCTGCTAATCCAGATCCAATAACTTTATTGTTAGCATCTATTATCTTTGCTTGTACTCGTACAACACTATCATCTATGTGTAATACAGTTGTATCTATTCCAAGATTAAGGCCATAGAATTTACGGAAAACTTCGACTCTATCTTTAACCATTAAATACTTTTTATTACCTTTTACTTTTACACCAGAAGTTGCAGTTATCTTATCTGCTTCAGCCATTACAAGCTTATGATTAATTTGAGTCATTTAAACCTGCCCAGTCTAAATACACACATCCCATAAGATAACCACAGCAAAGCAAAAGTCCTGCAATGCAAATATATTTTGCTATCATTAAATTAAATTTGTGCTTTTTATGTATTGTTGTAATATTAACATGATCTCTTAGCAGTTCAGAATTCAGACCTCTTAATTTGTTAAGAGATCGCTTTTGTGTACGCTTCATAATTACCTCCATATTTTTTTAGCGTTATGTAAAACTGTAGGGTTTAAATCTTTCCAGCCAAACATGGCACCCCATTGAGGATCACATAGTCTTAGTAAGTCCTCTACATCCTTGGCTTTCTTTAGTAGTCTTTCTCTTCTCTGGCAGCTTTCAATAATAAATGCTAGTGCATCCTGTAGCTGATCCTCTGAAGGTGTAAATACTCTGTACCCAACTCTGTTTGCATAGACAATAGTTGGTATAGTCTTATTAGTTAAATGCCAGTAGCCTGCAATCTGTGTCATGTGGGCAGGTCTTATCTCTTGCGGTAAACTATTAGCTCTTGGACTACCTGTATGAACATTACCATCCCATTGCGTTTTAAGTTCTATCATTTTGCTATAGTCAGGCTTGCCATTATACATGAGGTCACAGCCGGGTAGAGGTTTATATAGATCCACTTCAGCTTCTAATCTATTTAATCCGTTTTTATTTTGAGCTTCTCTTAATCCTTCTATGGCATGAGCAGCAACTAAATCCATTTCACTAGCTGTGCCTTCATCAGACTTCTTCCATACCATCTCGCCCTTTACTTCTTTCTGGGCATATAATAGTTTTTCTTTGTGTTCTAGTTCTGCTGTTTCTTTAGCGTGGTCTCTCCAAGCAGGTATCTTGTATTCTCTTAACTTTTCATAACCCTCTTTTAATGCTTGAGCATAAGGCATATCATCCAATAAATGCTTATCGCATATGTCTTGGACAATCTTGCCTGAGTGCATCTTTACATTTGAGTCAAAGTATTCCTCTACAGTTTTAGATGCTAGTTCTCTATCGCCTTTTATTTCACCTTTAAGAATAGACCAAGCTTTATTGACTATTACTCTTTTTCTACACTTGTTCCAGAATGTAGGGCCATCTCCGCTAGATGGATTACTATGATGAAAATAGTATTTTTCCCTTGCATACTTGGGAGTTATTCCTTCTGCCATGTTTACCTCTCTAAGTTAGAGAGACAAAGAACTATCCTTTATGTACTTCCATATATAAATCTTCAGGACTTTGCATTGCTATTATGACATTTGTACCCCAATCCAATGCTACAGGATCAATACGTTCCCAAGCATTAGCTTGTGGTATATAAGGATTTAACAGATAATATGTCTGTTTAAAATTAGACTTGTTAGGATCGTAGTTTGCTACAGGATAGGGTACGCAAAGTCTAATATCATCTGTATCTAGCACCTTGCAAATGCTTAGATTACGCATAATTTTATCACTTATTACACCATTACTAATATGATTGCCATCTACAAAAATAATCCTACCTCGCATCCAACTTTCAAGTTTTAATGGATATTCAAATCCAACTAGATATTCTGGTAAGTAACTACTGCCACATAAAGTTCTAATATTTAGACTATCGTATAATTTTATATTATGCGAGTCGTCAACAAACCCTTTTATTGGTATGTGCTGTTGATCTGCTGTAAATATACTTGCTGGTACTGATAATACCTCAGCATATTTGGAAGCATCTTTTTTTGACATAGTAGTTCTGCCATTCATGTGCCTTGACACAGTTTCAGGCGTAACACCAACAAGATTTGCCAACTCTTTACCTGACATACCTTTTTCCATAGCAATTTTTTTTAATAATTTCCCTGCCAAACTTTCACCCACAATCATACTAATTCTCCAAACTAATATTTCACAAAAACAAAGTCAATAACAATATATATGTAACTAAATATAATTAAGTCTTTGACTCTTCGTGTTAATTTTATAAACTACATTCTTATAAGATACAATCAATAAATTAGGTATTATGAAATTAAATGAATTTAGAATAAATAAAAATATGTCTTATGGAAGGCTTGCACAGTTAGTTGGTTGTAGTCATGCAACTGTTTGCAGGCGTTGGTGTCTGCCAGTTACACACCCTAACAGTATGATACCTGACCGAAAGTTTATGATGGCAATATTACGATTAACGAATGGAGCAGTACAGCCTAATGATTTTTATATGGACTAGACAGATAGTGTTAATTAATCAAGAGGTGATTCGTTGAGCGAGTATCAAAGACTACGAAAGAGTATGCAATGGCATCCTATTGCTTTTAAAAGACCTAATTCAGATAAGTGGGTAGAGATAGAACCTGATGTAGTTATACAAGCAAGACAAGATTATGACAGAGGACATATAGAAATGTCGCAAAAGAAAGCAGCTAATGGATTTACACATCTATTGGTTAAGAAAGCACAGGACATGATGAGTAAACCAAAGAAGCGTAAACCTTATTTTGGAAAGGGGCAGTAATGAAGTACGAGATAGTCATAACTTTTGTAGCCAACAGAAAGCCTAAGCTATCGGAGTTAAACGACTTTCTCTTTTGCAGGATAAGAGACAACGATCTTAAATACACTATTAATACCAAAGCAGAACCTATGGAGTTAAAAAA